CCCCTAAACCAAAGCTAATATTAGCCATATTATCTACTAAATAAACTTATTAATGGTTCACTCTTTAATATTTTTTTTCTTTGATCTGCAGTAATTTTTTTAAAATCAATATTTTCATTTGTTGTTGGTAATTTAAAAGAAGAATCATCAAAATTCATTTTAATTAATTCGCCTTTTTTATTTTCAATTAAACCAATAGATCCATCAGATAATGTTACAGCTAATACAATACCATTGCCATCTGCTGTATTTACCCACATACCATTTTTTTGTATTTGAACTTTTATTGCTTTATTTAATTCATCGTCAGTAATTTTTTCATTTCCTGATTTAAAAGGTGCAATATCTAATTTATCAATATAAAATTCTTTTATTATATTTGCTTTTCTTTCAATATGTTGTCTTTGTGAATCTGAAAGACGATCATTGTTATAAATTTTAGGAATAAAATAAGTATCTTTTAAATCAAAATTATTAGTAATATAACCAGTTGCTTCACTAACAGCTTTTGATGAATCTTTACCTGCAAAGATTTTATTAGCAGCAATATAAGTAACAACTTCTTGTATATCAGATATTTCTTTTAATGCTTTTTCTGTATTAAATGGATTTGATTTTACTATAATTTCTTGAAATTTAGATAATTCTGTAGCAACATCTTTTCTTAATTCATCTTTACTAATTTTATCGCTGTCTTTTAAGAATTGATCTAATCTTTTTCTTTCTTCTTTAGAATCAACGCTTGTTGCTTGAATGGCAAAATTTTGATCATTCAAATAAGAAACAAGTTTAGCAGTAATTGGTAATTCATTTTCACTTAATTGAGTTAATAATCTTCCATAATTATCACCATATTGATTTTCTAAAACTTGAAGATAAGCAATTTTTTCTTGTGGTTTTTTACTATTATATTCTTGAACTGTAGCAACAGCATTTGCTTTTGGAAGAACTTTTATATTATCAGAATATATGCCAATAGATTCTTGTGCATCAACAACACTAGAAATATATTTTTTAAACTTTCTGTCTTTAATTGTTGGATCTTGTTCTTGTTGATAATCATTAAAATTATTTTTAACAACAGGATTATATCCTATAACTAAACTAGCTGGATCTTCTTTAGCTAATTTTGCTTTTTGACTAGCAGTATTAACTAAATCTTGTTTTAATTTTAAATCAAATGCAGCAGATTCTGGTCTAATTTCAAAAGATTCAATAATCTTAGTTTCATCACAAAGTTTAGAATTATAAATTTGTTTTTTAAAATCTTTTGTTTTTATAATACCTGTTTCTTTTTCAATAAAATCTGAATAATATTGATTACCCATAATGTCTTTGACAGCTTTTTTATCAATTTGTATTGGATTATCTGTTTCAAGAGTTGCTAAATAATTAATAGCATTATCTTTAATAACTGGTTTAGCATCAGAAATGGCTTCCGCTTCTAATCTCAATCTATCTTCACCAAGAATATCTGGGTAATTTTTTATATCTTTAATTCTTTGTGCTGCTTCAACAGGATTAAGATTCAAATCTTTTTTAAATTCTAATTTTTGAACTGTGCTTGGTATATTTCTTACTTTTTTAAAATAAGTGTCTTGATCAATAATTAAATCATTTCTTTGTGATTCATAAAGAACACCAAGATCAGAATATAAAGTTTCTTTTTGAAGTTGATTATCAGAATATAATCCATTAGTAATCATTCTTTTTTCTTTTAATTCATCTTGATTAACTCTATCTTGAATTAAATTTTCTCTATTTTTTGTAACAATAGTTGATAAATATTTTTTTTCTTCTGTTAAATAATTATTAATAAATAAATTTTTAACAGATGGACTTGATGCTTCATTTGCATATTTTTCTCTAATTATTTTTGAATATTCTAAAAATAAATTTGAACTACCTATCGGATCTGAGGATTTAGAAAGTCTTGATTTTGTTTCTTCTAATTCAATAGATGCTCTATTTTCTAATTCTAGTGCTTTAGTTTTATCAACTACCGCTTGTTCTTTTGTATAATAATCAGTTAATGATTTTATTACAGGTTCAAATGCTGCAACTGTGCTTCCAACTCCAGAAATAGGAACTTGAAAAGAAGTTTTAATACTAGCAGCTTCAGCAGTCGGCGTTCCTTGAGCTGTAAATGTAGGTATCTTTGGCATTAGAATGATCCTGAATATCCTGTTGGATTAGAATAGTATTGAGTATATGAACTAGCACCATCTAATGTTTTTGCTCCACCAAGTAAACTTGATCCAGCTCCTGACTGTGCAAAAAAAGCTGCACCTTTAAATAAAGTTCCCATTGCTGCCGTTTTTCCAGCTTGTCTAGCAACATTTCCTTGTATTCTGTAAAAGTTAGCTTCTTCAAATTTTCTTGCTTTTGCTACATTACCTTCATATTGAATAACATCTCTTTGTATTTCTGCTTCTTCAGCATTTCTCATTGCAATTCTAAGAGAAGTTCCTGTATCTTGTGATACTCCAGCCTTGGCTGTTGATACTCTAGTTTTTCCTACAAACCTATCATAATCTTTTTCAAATTGACCAAGTTGAAATTCTGTTCTTTTATCTATTGCACCAGCTTCTTGTTCTGCTATTTGTGCATTACGATTTTGTATAGCTTGATTATATTTACCAGCAGCATTTTGTTGTTGTGCTTGTATAATTGAAGTTCCTAAAACAATATATGGTATAGTTTGCATTAGTAAATCCTCGCAAATCTATAATGATCTGTGTCATCAAAACCATAATGCTTCATTAAACCTTCATTAGTAAATCCTAACCACTTAGCAAATCTAATTCCAATTCCAAAGTCAGCTCGTACTGCTGTTTGTAATCTTTTAATTTTATTAGATGTTGCTAGATAATCTATGTTTTGCTTTACAGCTTTTGCAATGGTTATAGGATAATTCCAAACTTCTTGCTTACCAATAAACCAACCCTCTGCAACATTACCCCATATTCTTTTCATACCAGCAGCAGCAATTACTTTATCATTAATTAATCCTGTAAATGCTAATCCTTCTTGTTCTAAATCCATACATTCTTTATTATTATCGTTGATGATAAACTGTGCATCCTTTTGTGTTAGCATGTGATTCATTTGTGATTGCATAATAATTTTCCCATGATCTTGTTTGTATGGAATTATAATAAGTTTATCCATCGTTAGTAACCAATCTTGGATATAACGATAAAACTGTTAAAGGTAAAGGTTGAGTTTGCCTTACAAAAATATGACCATCAGTTTCATAGTTGCCTCTAAATTCTGTTTCCTTATCTCCTGTAAATACTGGTATGGCTGTGTCCATAGCTGCAGCAGAAGATCTAAATGGTATAGATTCCATGTTTGATAAATCTGGACCAACTTCTACACCAACAGATTCAAACAAACGAATTGAAATATCAAATATTCTTTTAGTTTTACCTTGTGATGTTCCATCTTGTGAACCAGCATCAAGTCTCATAGTTTGTAATAACGATGTATAGTTTAATCCAACTTTTACATTTGTGCCAGATCGTGCAAGAGTAATAGATCCGCTTGATACAGTTCTGTCAGGATGTGTTGAGCCATTAACTAACACACCAACAGATTGTCCCTCAAGATGATCTAGTCCAGTAATAGTAGTTGTTGCAGAGCCAGAATAAGATAGCTGCGAGTCTAAAAAATTAAATGTTGTGTTATCTGTATTAGTAAAAGAAAAATTATTTAAGTATTCTACATAGCGTCTTGTAACACCATTTATAGTTCGTTTAATAATAACCCATGTTTGATATTCGTTGCTATCTGTTGGTATGGTTGCAACTGTTTCACATACTGCACTACCTGTACTAAATGAGCCACCAAATATATGTCTGTGCCAAGCAACTACTTGTTGCTCTCGTTGATAGGTTAAACCTATTAACACTCCATCTTCTCTAACAGCCCAGATAATTTGATTAGGTTCTTGTTGATATGACATTTCATTGACACCAGTATTAGTTATATGTTCAGCAAGTATAGTCATGTCAGGTGCTATGTAACCATCCACGTCAAAGTTATATGCTAGTTCTCTAATTTTTCTTTTAGCTCTTTGTAAAAATAATGTGGCGTTACCAACTGGTATAGCATCTACGTTTGCACAACCATGGTTAGATTGTTTTTTAATTAATATATTTGTAGGCGTTACAGGATCATCTGTACCACCACCTGATACAGAAAACTCGCCACCTACTGTACCTACAATTAAAGTTCGTGTTGCAGATAAAAAACGAATTGCATTAACTTGGTTAGAAGCGATTGTATAAATAATTGCATCATCATCTGCAATCGTTCCGCCTCTATTTTCATTCATATTTTCATAATCACCTGATTTAGAAAAATATAAAGTTTGGGGTTGATTGGTTGTTCCTGCAAATACTAATCGTTGTTCAAAAAAAGTTACGCAAGAAGGATGACCAGTAGTTTCTGAGAAAGCACCTAAAGCCCAGTCAGTAGATGAGGATGCAGAACCTGTATCTTTTTCTATAGTCCAAGTTACAGAGGTTGTACTAGTAAATGCAGTTATCTCTCCATAACCAGATCTAAATCTTACTAATCTTCCAACATCAGTAGATACAAAGGTTGCAGCAGATGCTGTTAAAGTTCTGCCAGATCCAACTGTATGTGCAGAGGTTGATAGTGTTACTGTAGATGTATTGTCATCTAAGTATGGACCATTCTCAAATTCTACTTCAGTTAAAGTCCAAGATGTATGTCCAGTTCTTGATAATTTTCTAACTGCATGACTTGGATGTGTAATGTACATAACATCTGCTGACTGTGCAAATTTTAACTGAAATAAATTTGCTGTTAAATATGGAGAAGATATTTCATATACTCTTGCCACTTTACCACCAGATACATAAGCTGTGTGAGAAGATGTGTTTACATTAACGCCATCTATATTTTGTAATTCAAATGTATTGGTTGCAACGTTTGCAACTTTAAATCTTTTATTATTAACTTGAGTCATACCAACAACGTTAGTGATAACAACTGTATCTCCATTAGAATAACCATGAGATGCAGATGTTACTACACCAGGATTTGCAGTTGTAATATTTGTAATATTTTTTTCTGTTTCTAGTATTGCACCACTATCTTTATAAAATCGTATATATTGATTTCCAAACTCCATCATATACGTTTGTGTTGTTGAGAACTCAAAAGGTATTAATCTTGTTTTGTTAGCTGATGTTTTTACTTCCGCAGCAAAAGTAGTGCCTGGTCTTCTAGCTGCAGAACCATGAGGATAAATCACCATGTTCTGTACTGTTTTGCAACCAGATGAATATTTTGCTAGATCATTTCTACCATCTAGTCTTGGTGATAATTCACCACCAGTAAAGTTTGTAAGTTGTACCGCAACTCTAGCCATTGCTTAAAACCTTGAGTTGATAAATGTACTTGAATCTATAATAGACGATGTTCCTAATTCTGGATCTAAGTTTTGTCCCTCTGTTGCATCTACAAATCTAGCGTCTTTTAATTTCTCTTGATACAAAGCATACATTTGTGTTGCTACAGGATTAGATGATGTAATTGCATAAGCTATATCAGCAGCTAATGCAGATGATATAACTTCTCTAAGTAATTCATCATATTCATTTGGATCTGTAATTCTTGATATATATAGAATTTTCATTGTTGCACTATTGGATAATATTTTTCTACCCTCAACAACATAATCAGAATCAAAATCTAATATTCTAAGTAGTCTTAAGCAATCTGATGGTAGTGTGAATTGTTTTGTAAATCCCCAAGCAGGAGTTGCTGTGTCGGCTGCAATCTGTTGTCGTTTAATTAAACAATTCCAAGGATGATTTCTAAATACTGCATCTCTTACATTTTCGTATCTAGCATTGCAAAGTCTTGCGTTTTTAGAATCTTCTGTAAGAGTTAATATGGTTGAAGCACCAAGTTGATTTAAAGCACTATTACATATTTGTACAACACTAGCCATATTAATCTTTCTTTATAATATATTTGCGTCTTAATTGTCTAGGAGATACTAATGCAAATATCTCTTTATCTGTAAGCTCTAGCTTATCATCAAACCCATGATGATGTGTTGATGTATGTTTAAATCTATCAACTAAAACGTAACGATAGATATAATCTTTATGTTTGAAATGTAAAATAGTTTTTGGTTGATCAATTTTTTTCATGACTAATAGTGGGGATTTTACTCCCCACTATTTAAAACAGTATTATTCTACTGTGTAGTAAACCCAACTAAATATAGTACCAGAAGCAGTTGCACCGCCTGTAGTAATTTTAATATCAGTTGAAGCTGTAGTTCTGTGTCCAATACCAGTAACCGCAGTAGTTGCAGCTCCTGTAGATGAACCACTTGACATAGATTGACTTTGACCAGCTACGTTCCAAGTTCCAACAACAGACAAATATCTGTCATCATCACCTGAATCACCAACTTTCAAAGTAACGCCAGATCCTAAAGCATCACACTTTAAAATTACGTCATGAATAGTTGCGTTAGCAGGAATCCTAGCAATAGTGATGTCATCACCACTTGCAACAGATACTGCTTCGTATGTGTCATAGAATACTCTTATTTTTCCACCTACTTCTTCTGAAGAAGATAGAACTACTGGAGTAGCATCTAGGTTTGTTATGTTTACGCCTTTTACACTTGCCATAGTTTTATTCTCCTATTGTTAGATTATTCGTCACAAGCTATTTGCACAACTTTTTCTTCTTCCATTCTAGTTGCACCAAGGCTCATGCAGTAATAAACTTGAGTGCTGTAAGATTTGTCAGCTCTCTCATCTATTCTTGCCATAACATCTTGACCAATAGCTAATTTAATAGCGTCTTGAGTAAATGCGTAAGCTAGTCTGTCGTCTGTGTTAGTTGCATCAAATGCCAGTCTATTGCTAACAATAAATTTAAAACCTAAGAAAGAGTCCACTTGACCCTGTGCTAGAGCTTTAACTGTATTGAAATCACTAGAAGTAACTTGTGTTGTTCCTAATAAATCAGAGATTTGTTTTGGTCCACATACAATGTATCTTTGTATAGATGGATCAACATCTGCTGCATCTAATAGTCTTTTTGCTTCTAAAAGTTTTGTTATGGTTAATCCATCTGTTTGTGATGCACTAAAAGGCTTTTGAGCTGCTGGTAGTACAACAGAAGTAGATCCTGTTTCTCCAGAAAAACTTGTTCCACCCAAAGCTGTAATAATTACATCATCCATAGCTCTTCCCATAGCTGCTGCTGCAGCTTTTGCATAAGAAGAAGTAGGATCAATCAATAATCTTACTTTGTCGGCATTATCAATTAGATCAGCCCATTCGTAGTCTGCAAGACTTACTCTTCGTCTAGAATGTGGCGTATCAATTTGTGGAGTATCAGCATGTCGAGATACTTTTAATTGAGCAGTAGTTTTACCTACTTGATCAAAAAATGCGTTCTTCCCAACAATAGTTTCAACATCCACCGCTTCACGCAATACTGATCCCATTTGCTGAGACAGCATTTGTACGTTTGAACTATACTGCTGTACAAAAGCAGTAGTTATTTGGTTTGACATATTGTCATCTCCTATTGGTTTGTTAGTTAAAAAAAGTCAGAAAGTTCCCTGTAAACAGGCTATCTTGCATTTAACGACTGTTAGTCGGTTGTCTTTTCCAAACTGCCAAGTAAGGTTCTATTGAATTATCTTACTTCTTTTTTGTGATATTATTATCACTAACAACCCACCTATAATATTCTGTAGCGATTGGCAATGGATTATTTTTCTGCTGATCAGAACCAGAATCCATAACAATCCTAAGTATTTCTAACCTTAACTCTTTATCGTTTAGATGACTATTGTTCTCCGCCATATAGCATTTCTCTAAGTTCTAGAACTTGATTTACAACTTTTTTATGATTTGGATGATTTTTATTCCAATATGCACCATCTCTATCAATAGTTAATTCTTCAATTTCTTTTTCTACATCTTTTATATTTATAGAATTTCCACCTTCAGAACTTACAATTTGATCCTCTGATGTAATTTCTGCTATTTTAGAAAATGCTCTAATCATTTTAGGATGATCACCAATTCTTGTGCCATCTCTTAATTGCATATCTAAAAAATCTGCATCAAGATATGCTTTAGCAACAGAACCAGCTCTTCTTAAATTTTCATCAAACGATCTACCCCATTCTTGTCTTAATTCATTTGCTGATTGAGCTTGTGCAGTTTCAGCATTGATTGACATTTCTTTAGCAGATTGTTCTACAGTTGATTTATAAAACTCAAGTATGCCTTGAGCCTGTTTATTATTCAATCCAAGTTTATGTGCATTAGTTGCAAATGACTTGATAGAATTTTCATCTATTGGAATAATATCAGATTTATAATCTAATTTATATTCTGTTGGAGATGGTGGTCTGCCAAGTTTAGCATATACATCATTCCATTGATCTTCTGTTGAGTTTTTATTTGGTATTACCATCTTATCTGCACCAATCATTTTAGTTGCATTGATATAACTTTTTGCAAGTGCATCTATTTCTGTAAATTTAGAAATATTAGGATCGTTTCTAAACTCTTCAGATATTGCTTCTTTCCAAGTTTTTCCTGCAACTGTTGTTTGTGGTTGTGTTGTACTTAGTATTGGAGCTGTAGCCTGTGGTGTACTTTCTGTCTTCACAGGCTGAACATCTTGTTCAGTTGTCTGTACTTCTGACATTTTATTTTCCTTTTATATTATCATTGAGCAGCATGTTTTTAATAAATAGAAGAACGCTGCGTTGTCCCTCCATATATGCACTTTCATGGCTATCACCTCTAACGTTAGTGGTAGCATTATAGTGGCATCTCTTTTCAAGATCAGTCATAACTATTTTACCATGATCTGAATTGAATATTATTTTATAGTTCTCTTTTAACTGCTGTAATTCTTTTTCCATTAAATTTATTCTTCACCTCTAACTAACGCTTGTGCCTCCTCAGGTAAAGCCTTTGCTAAAGGTGCAACTTGTCCACCAGCTTGTGCTATTTGTTGCATCTGTGCTAACTGTTGTTGTTGCATCATTTGTTGTTCTTTTTGTTGTCGTATTGCATTTACTTGATTTTGAGATTTTAATACTTTAGCAGGAACTCCTACAATGTCAGCTAAATGTCTAACTAATTGATCAATATCCACATGATCAAATACTGGTGATACTCTTGATAAAGAACCAAATATCTCAATAGCTCTCATAATAGATTGTAGCTCTGATGACTTTTGTGCTTTAGCAAGAGGAGATACATACTCTATTTGTATATCTTTGCCTTGTAAAAATTCTGGTGGTTGTTTAAACATTTTTTTTCTAAACAATATTGCAAACACTCTATCAATCATTGGTCGTAACAATTCTGACTGCAATCTACCTAATACTGGTCCAAGCAATCTCATCTTCTCTTCGTTTCTTTGTATAACTTCTGTAGCAGTCATTTGTGGACCTTGTTGCATCATTAATTGATTTACATAAAACACATCTCTGATTGCACCACGTCTTTGCTCTTCCATATTTAAACCTAATGGATTGTTTGCACCAATATTCATTGGCTCAATTCTATCTCTTGTTCCAGATCTATAAAAATTTAATCCACCTGGTACTGTTCTAACTGGTAATATAAATCCATCATCAGGAACTAATAATGGTGGATCAACTTGTTTCTGTGCAGCTTTAATAGTTGTCTTAGACATTTCATTTAACATTTTTACATCTGGCAACGCAGTCATTGCTGGTGATCTGCCATAAATTTCAAACGATGCTTTTAAGTATCTTGGCACAACATAAGGAAACTCATTAAATCCAGATTGTGATATTTCATGTTTATTATCTGGTTCTATGTAGCAAGATGCAAATGGCATATTCTTGTTATCACGTTTATTAGGATTATAATTTTCTCTTGGATAGACTACATGCAAGATAGAAACTTCTTCGTATGGATCTTTTATAACTGTAGATTTAATTTGCTTTGAAACATTTTCTTCACCAAATTGCATAATTGCAGCTCTGGCTGAAATTTTAAAATGTCTATATACTGTATCTATTCTACCTTTATTATTTTCTGAGATATAAATTTCATTTATATGTCTAGTTGAAAATCTAACAATGTCATCTGGATCTTCTTCAATATACATTGCTGATGTACCAAATGTAATTAGATCGTGATACAGTTCAAAAATTTCTTGTTGAAAATTAGATCTGTTAAATGCGTCATACATTTTTTCAGTAGCATCTTCTAACCATTCGTTAGCCTCATCTTCATCTACAAAATCTACATTTTTAAATCTTAGAGAAAACCAAGGTACAGATGGATTAGTAAGCATACCATGTAATGATGCTGATAATAATTCTACAGCGTGTAATGGCGAAGAGTCAAAAATTAATTCTGATCTTTTATCTCCCCTAGATCTTTGCTTGGTTACATCTGCTTTTCTTGGCAACATATAATCTGCAACTTCTTGCCAATGCGACTCCCACGTTTGACGTTGCGTTTTTAATTTATGAAATCTTGCAAGAAGATTTTTTACTAAAGCTGATTCAGCCATATTACCCTCCTAGCAACGTAGCTTTTCCAAGCGTTGCTGGTTGTTCAACCCCTGTTGCTGTTGTAAGTATGGTAGGTGATTTACCTCTTCTTCTTTTTTTTACTGTCATTGTTTCTGTTGCGTCAGCCGCAGAAGATTGAGATACCTCTGCTGTAGTAGGTGCAGAATACATAGGCGTAGGTGCTGGTTTAGGTTGAGCTGCAACACTAACTATTGGTTTTAATACTGATGATACTGCACCACCCATATTAACCTCCTAGTAAAGTTTTCTTCTCAACTTTAGCTTCCTCAATTAGTGGAGAAGTTAGTATGGTTGATTTTCTACCTCTACGTCTTCTTTCAATCGCATCTTGTTCCGCTTTAATTTTTGCTTTTTCTGCCTCAGAAAGCTCTGCCTTTGGCGGCTCTGGTAGAGGCTGTACAGGCGGCAACGATGGCATCTTTGGTGAAAATAATGAACCCATATTTATATAATCTTATAACTATTATCTGCTATACTTTGTGGTGCTGATTGTCTAGTATAAATTTCCTGCAAACCCAAAGCTAGATACCTCATAGCATCACAAGCGTGTGAACTCCAATCGTGTACAGGCTTAGATCTGAATACTCTATTTTTATCTATATATTTTCTATGGTAGTGTCGTAAAGCATCAATTAATTTTTTACAGTTATCTGTATCTATCCAACATCGTGGTAGCAACATTGATACAGCGTGTATGCCATCTTCTAAAGATATTTTTGGTATAACTTTAAATCTAACACCTAGCTGATAAGCAACCTCACGTCTTGTTTTTCCATTACTAAAATCTGTAACCTCAATATCATGCGGTGCATAATGATTATTATAAATATAATCTTTAGATTTTAAAACTTGCACATAGTGCGGTAATCCTTGACCACGTTCTTCGTAGTAATCAATGATGTTTATTGATCTACCTAATTGTTGAAAAAATATAATTGCAGAGTGATCTGATACTCCAAGATCCCAAGCTGTGTTTACTGGTAGCGATGGATCATAAGGAACTCTAGATAACTGTTTAGCATTTTCTATTTTAATTATAACATCGTTGTAGATAGCACCTTCAATATTTGCAATCCAATCACACTCAAACTCTTGTCTAAATTTCTTTTCACCCATTACCTCTTTTGCTTTTGTAAGTTCTTCTGTATCTACAATTTTAGTATCAGATGCTCTTGCTATGTAGTGCATCCAATCTTTATTAGCTTGTGCGTGTTGGTATAGTTCATAGAAGTTATTATTTGTTCCTTGTGGCGTACCTATAAATACGCACCAACCTTTTCTATCGGATAATGCTGGTCTTATAATCTCAGTAAATAACTTACCATTGATATTGGCGTACTCGTCTATGACACAGCCATCAAGATAGATACCTCGTAATCCATCAGAGTTCTCAGAACCTAGTAAGGTTATTCTAGAACCATTAGGCAAATCACAGCGTAGTTCTGTTTCGTTAAATTTTACATTAGGAATTAAGGCAGTAAATTGTTTCATGTAATCCCAGGCAATAGATTTAGCTTGTTTAAATGTAGGTGCGATGTAGGCAAATCTAGGATTTGTTGATGTTGATTTTAATGCAGACATCAAAAGATGATTAATCATACATACAGTTTTGCCAAATCTTCTATGGCAAACTAATACTGACCATCTGTATTTCTTTAGTTTAAAATGCAGATAGGTTTGTTTATCTCTTGGGTAGTAAGGAATCTTATAATTAATCTTACCATCACTAACTATAGTCTCTTTTATCTGCTGCAACGCCATTAGTGGTAGTATTTAGATTTATCTGTTTCAAATATACTGTTATCAATATTAAGCATCATCATCAACCAAGAACTAAATATGGCAGAATGTTGTTTGTCTTTAAAGCCTGTAAACTTTACTGATACAGAATTATCCTTATCAATATAGACAATAGCTTTTAGGCTAGACGTTTCAAAAAAATCTTCATCATTCTGGTGCATACAATTCATATAACTTTATATTATTTTTTTACAAAACTTATTTACATGTATGTCTTGCAGAGAAAGATGGTGGGTTGTTTTTGGGGTGTGGTATGTTTGTATCTTGGATTTTATGGTTTGTGGTGCGGCTAAGGCTATGGCTAACTGTGTTCTACAGTCCCATCAATATATATAATAAAAAATGCGGCTACATTCTGGGGTGTAGGGGGGTGCTATCTACAAAAATTGCCACGTCTATAGCTATAATGCCTTGTTAATATGTGTATATGTATTAGTGATAATTTATTACTATCGGAAACACTTATTAATTTATCAACATTATTAGTAGTGATAATTTATAGTTATCAATACCAATACTATTAATAGTGTAGATCCGATTAGATACACACTTTTGGTTGTGTGTCGCCTTTGCTTATGAATAGCAAGTTTTTAACAATATAAATTATAAACACACTTTTAAATTTAATTCTTGATCCATTCTTAATTGGTTTTTCTTTTGTTTATGTTTATTCAATTCCTAGTTTT